CCGTTGACCTCGCGAAGCCCTGCGTCAATCGCCACGAGCATCCCGCAGCGGCGGCATTCGGTGACGAGATCCAGCGGGTTGCCGTCCACATCCAGCATCTCTGGGTGCCCGACCCACTCGCCCATCGAGTGCCCGTGCAGCTTCTCTGCCACGGCCATCACGCTGGCCTGTGCGATCTCCACCCAGTTCGCATCGGCGCTCACATTGAGGTCAAGCGCCTGGACTTGCGGCAGATCTGGCTCAGCGGTCGGGGTGATCGTGTGAATGCCACGCGCCTCAACTTCGCGCCAGCCGCTCGGCGGGATCTCGCCGTAGAGGTTGATGATCCGCTCCTCGACATACTCAGGCACGCGCCGCTGCTCTTGGATGTAGGCGTAGAGCGTGCGCTTACTGATCCCAAGTGCCCGCGCCATCTGCGGGATCGCGACCGCGTAGAGCGCGGGGTAGTTGATTGCGAGGATGCGCCTCAGGTGCGCGCCATTTATGCTGCGAACTTGGATCACGAACGCCTCCCTCTTCCTGCTATGGCAGGACTGTGACTCTGACTTTCTGCACTCCATTTGCGAGCGGTACCCCGAGCGCGACGAACGCGGCGGGCGATAGGTCTACCAGTTTCTCGTTGTTTGTCTGCCCTCGGCATTGGCACCAATCCACCACCCACGCCACGATTGCCTTGCCGTTCTTGAGGTTCTCTACGATGATGCGGTACGGCTTCTTGCCCCAGCGGAAGTCCTTGATCTTGCGGAGGGCTGGCCCCGCCGCTGCGTAGAAGAGCGTCGGCTTGTCGCCTCGCGTGTACCACGCATTGTTCTTGGTCGCGTCGTACCAAGTTGCCTTGCCCTTCACGGACAGGACGAGCGACTCAACGACCGGCGTAGGCCGTGGCTTGAATGAATCCCGCAGCGGTGCCTCAGGCGCGCTTGGGAAGGCAAAGATGATGGCAGCGGTGATGAGCAGCGTCAGCGCCCAGAGCCAGACCGCGTGCCTCACTGCTCGCGAGTCTCAATCTTCGCGCTCAAGATCGCCTTCTCGATTGGCTCTAGGCCGCTCACGATCTGGATCGCCTTCGTCAAGCCGTCAAGGTAGCCAATCGCATACTCGGTGTCGCCGAGGATCGCCAGCACCTGCGAGCGATGGATCACGAGCTTGATCACCCGATCTTCAGGACTCTCAACCCTCTTCTTTGGCATTGTCTTCCTTTCCGAACCACGCGATGAAGTCGTCCAAGTCTAGGACAATCATCGTCCTTCGCCTAGCCCCCGCCCCAGGCGAATCTCCAACCACGAGGGCTGCGAGTTGATCGCCCTTGACGGGCACGCTGCGAAGCCAGCCATCAAGCCGTTCAGGGTAGGACTTGCCGACCTTGCACTGCACCGCGATCCATTCGTTCGCGACATCCTGCTTGCCGCCGAACTGCCCGACGCGGGCTGCGCCGAGACGCTTTGCGACCTCACGCTCAAAGGCGTTGCCTCGTGCGCGTGCCGTGCGGCCTCGGCGACTGCGCTCGGCGTTCTGACGGTCAATGTCCAGCTCGCTGTGTTTACTCACTTCCAGCACCCACGGTGGGCCCACGAGTAGGAAGTGGTCTTGCCGTTGCTGTAGTCCAGATGCTTGATCCGTAGTGCCTGCTTGCCATCGGCAATCGTCTTTGAGCAGACATTGCAGAACGCAGGTGCCCAGACCCCGACGCTGCCCTTAGTTGCCGCAGTCTTCGCAGGTGCCTTCTTTGCCGCCATTGTGTTGCCCTCCTTCCAGCATTGCGCTGAGCCGGTGGATCATACCCATCACGGCATCTTCCTGCGTATCTGCTTCGCAGGTGATCTCGCTGCCATCGCGGTCAGCGATCACGACCACCCAGGTCTCGTGCTCCGTCTTGAGGATCTGCTTGTATTCGTAGCCGCACATCGCGGCCCATTGCACCAAGTCTGTGAATGCCATCACAACCCCCTTATGCGATACCCGCGGGCTACGCGGTCTCGCTTCTCAATCCTGCCACTATCGGCAAGGCTCTGGAGCAGCCGCTGGGCTGTTCCGTGTCCGATGTCCATCAGCTCGGCGATCTCTCTCACCGTGGGAGCATAGCCGTGCTCCTTGACGAATGAACGGATCACCGAGATGAGTTCCCTTTCTGCCTGCTTCATCCGAGCACCCTCGCTTCGGCAATCGGCAGGAAGCCGACCACCTTCTCGATCTTCTCAGTGTGCTCAAACTCAGTCGTGGCTGGCAGCATCTTGGGCGTCCAGATCGGCTCCTTCACGCGGTACAGATCCCACGCGAAGATGCCCGCTGGCGTGCTGTTGATGTATGCCGGTCGCCCTGACCGCCTCCCAGCCTCCTCGATCAGCCAGTCGTACTTGGCCTGCTCAATGAGCATCTCTGAGTAGTGCGCGTCTCGGCACTTGAGTTCCAGCACGAAGTCAATCCTCCCCACCGGCGTCTCGTACCACGCCAGACAATCCCAGTTGCTGAAGCCGTACTCCATCAGCTCAATGTTCTCAATCGTGGTCTTTTTGAGATAGTCAAAGAGTTCTTTCTCGGTCATTTCTTGCCTCCTTGAGCCAAAATCTCGCCAATACTCGCCATCCCGCTCCTAGAATAAGAGAGTCTATTCTCTCTCTGTTCTGTTCTATTCTTATCTAGAGCGTTCTGATTTCGTTCCAACTCCGTTCCGTGTGCGTTCTTGTAGCGTTCCTTTCGGGCTGCCGCCGTAGGGTCAGCCTGATGCTTCCCCCAGTTCGTGACGATGATTGAGCCGCCCTCGCCCCTCGTGAGCAGCCCGAGGCCGAGCAGCCTCTTGAGGTGCTTGATGTCCGCAACACCGGCGACGCACGCCTTGAGGTGCGCCTCGTTCGCGAACTCCCCCTTCGGGGTCTGGTGGTACGCCTCGAAGAGCGCCGCGTCCCAGAGCACATAGGCTTCCGCGCCCTTCGGCTGGGCGAGCAGCTCTACGATCTTCGGGTCCTTCAGCGTCCGTGTGTCCTTCTTGATCCACGCCATTTATGCCTCCGTCTGTAGGTGGCGGGCTGAGCGAGACAGTCGCCCAACCCGCCGTAGATGTCTAGAACGGCAAGTCGCTGAGTTCTTCCTCGGGCACGAGTTTCGGTGCCGGTGCGCTCTTGCCTGCGATCCACTTGATGCTCGGCTTCTCCTTGCACCACGAGCCGTCAGGAGCCTTGTGCGAGGCCGCCCAGAACTCGTTGTACGGCTTGCCTGTCGTCTTGGAGATGCCGCCTGGCTTGAGCCGCCACTCTTCGCCGTGGCTGCACGCATCCTCGGTCGCCGACTGCGCGAAGAGCATCGCTGCCTTCGCCGCGAGGATCTGATCATCTGTCGCGCCTGTGAACCCTTCGGATTTGGGTGCTGGAGCCACGGAGACGGGCGCTGCGGCTCGTGCTAGGGCTTGACCCCTCTCTGGGCTGTAGAGGCTCCTGCCGACCCCGATCTGCGCCGCGCACCTGCGGAGCGCATCTGAGGCCGCGCTCTTGAGCGGCTCGTCATCCTGAGCAGAGTTCGGGTACCCGTTGTCCTCGTGCGTCAGCCATACGCCCTCGACAAGAATCTTCAACTTACCCTTGACCACGCCTTTGGCAAGGTCAATCGGCTTGTTCTTGAACTGCCATCCTCCGATAGTCAGCACATCCGTGAGCCGCTGGGCGACGGCCCGAGCGTCCACATAGGTGAAGGTCATCCCTGCTCGCCCTGGGCGATGCTTGAGGTCCTTGTCGCTGAACGGAGCCTCCAGCTCTATGGCGATCTGCGCTGCGGTCTTGCTCACTTGTCCACCTCCTCTGTCTTGAACCTGAAGACCCGTGCCCCAGGCTTTTCTACGGTGTGCGTCTTGAGCGCCAACTCGTAGGTTTCTGGCGCGACCGCCTTTGCGACCTCTGCCACGGCCTCCCAATCCGTCTTGACGGTCGGCTTGTTCTGCTTCCAAGTCGCCTGCCAGCCCTCGCCGTAGACGCCTGCCTTCTCGCCAATCGCTTCCTTGAGCGAGATCGCGAGGTTCTGCAACTCCTGATCCAGCAGCTTGGACTCGTACTGCTTCTCGGCGTAGAGCGCAGCCACGCGCTCGATGCCATCGTTCGCCTGCGCGAACTCATCGGTGCCTGACCACGGGATGACCGCCGCCAGCGCGTCCGAGTCCTCGCCTTGCAGCGCCGGTGGCGTGCCGTTCATCACGCAATCCCTGAAGGCGATTGCCTTTTGGTAGAGCCGTGTCTGGAACTCAAAGTCCTCAACCACGCGCTCAATGCGGAAGACGAGGCCGCCCAAGAGGGCTGCCACATCCACCCACGGTGCGCCCGTCACGAACATTTGCCACTGCACCTGGGCTTCTACCTCGGGCGGTACGGGATACAGGCTCCAGCGCGGCGAGGTGCTGGTCTTGATCTCAACCAGCCCCTCCTCGCCGACGATGGTGCGATCCAGCGATGCCATCACCCACGGGATGTCCTTGAGCCGCACGATGCCATTGCTGCGTCGCAGCTCACGACCTGTCTCCATCTCGTAGAACTCCGCGACCGTGCTCTCAAGCAGGATGCCGCGCACGGCGGCTGGCCCGACTGGATCAGGCGTGTAGGCTCCACGCTTCTCTGCCCACAGTTGATACGGAGTCTTGTACGGCGAGAGACCAGCGATGACGGCCGCCTCCGTTGCCGTGATGCCATCGTGCCTAAGTGCGAACCACTCAGGGCTGCGCTGCTCTGCCTTGACGAACTCAAACCTCTTGCTCACTTTGCCTCCTTGCTTGTCGCTCGATATGCTTTGAGGGCGGCCTGCGCTGCCTGCAGCTTCAGACGCGCCTCTTCAAGTCGCATCCCCTTCTCGTGCTTGTAGATGTCCACCACCTTCTTCCAATGGGTGACGGCGCAGTCCTCGCAGAGTCGCTCCAGTAGATGCGGCTTGACTTCGGATTGCCGAGTCATCCAGCAGATTGAACACTTCCACTTGATCACTTCGCCCCCTTCTTTTGCCGATCCTTCTTTGCCCAGCCGTCGCCGATGAACACCGATGCGGCGGGCGTGTAGACCATCCGCATCCAGCGCCCACACTTGGCGCACCTCGGGTTGTAGATCTCCTTGATTGAATGCGTGTGCTCCTCACGCGCGCCGCAATCACCGCAGCGGTATTCGTAAACCGGCATTAGCGGATGACCAAAAACAGGAAGATCAGAAATCCAAAGCCATACGCGAGCAGCACGGCGTCGCGCAGGAGCGCATCCTGCTCCTCACGGTCGCGCTGCACTTCGGTCTTGGGCTTCATCGCCACTCGCGTGTACACGAGCGGCTGGGTTCTGCGGTTGAGTTTCACTTTGCCTCCTTCTTCGCCTTACGGCGCTTCGCGGGCTTGGGCTTGTAAGGCCCTTCCCATTCGTCTGCAATCTTTGCGACGAGTGCCTTCTTCACCTTCGCGTTCACTTCGTCATCCTGTCCGATGACGACAAACAGATCGTCAAGATTCAGTTTGTCGTTCATCGCATTGACCCGACTGCCAAGAGCAGAATCATTGACGCGATAAACGCTGCGAGTGCAAGTGCGTCCAAGATCATCGTTCTCATCAGCATCCGCTCGCATTCAAGACCGCCTCAACGAAGAACTCGTCGGCGAGAAACTCAAACTCTGTACCCTTGAACGCCTGAGCCGCGCACTGCACGAACAGGACTTCTGCTGTGTCGCGACCGTCGCCAGTGAATCGCGCAACCGCGCCATCACCAACGCCCTGACATTCCACATAGCCGACTTTCTTACCGCTGAGGTAGAGATCTGCCTCGTATGCAAGACCACGGCGGTGCGAGAAATCTCGATAGTTCTTGACCGACCAGCCATTTGCCTTTGCGACTTCTGCCGCCTGAGCGGTGACTTTGGTTGCCTCTGCGATTCCGTTCATTTCGTTTACCCCCTAGAACTTCGGGAGGGCTGTCTTCCCTCCTCGTGGGGTAATCGTACGCCCGTACCAATCCCGCTGTCAACACCCCATTTCACGCACGAAATAGGGTGTGGCGGGCTGGAGGAGGTCAGGCAGCGGGAGGCTCGCGCCCAGCCACCTCCAGCCCTAGACCCCTGCCCGAAGGCAGAGGCGTAGTCATTC